AGCAACTGCTTATTAATGACTTTGGATACGAACCCGTTGATCTTGAATCTTATACGGGTCAAATTCGTGCGTTAAAAGAAAGTTTCAATACACTTCAAATAAAAGACCCTAAAGATGCTAGGTTAAGAGAGCTGGCAATAGCAATAAAAAATTTAAGAGCAGATAGAGAGGTAGAAAAAGATGATACTGGAACATTAAAAAGAAACAGAAAGAGAAGATCAGATTCTAAATCGGCAGAACAGATAAAGGCAGAAATAGATGCGAAAGATAAAGCGATAGCAGATAGAAAAGCGAAGAAGAAAAAAGATGCAATGAATTTTATATCTCCAGGTTCTACACCTCCTGCATTACCTCCAGCAGAGAGTGAGAGTGGTGGTGATATGTCTGGTGTGCTTACAAAAATAGCTGGTGATGTAAATATCATCAAAGGCATTGTTGCAAGTCAAGAGAAACTTGAAAAAGATAAAACAGATGATACTAGAGAAGCACGAGAGAAAAGTAAGAGAGAAAAGGCTGAGAATATGTTAGAGACAGGTAGATTTAAAAAAGTTGCAAATGTAATTGATAAAGCTCTCACACCAGTAAAAGGAATATTCTCAAAGATATTTGACTTTTTGAAATTATTTTTATTTGGTGCAGCAGTCATGAAATTACTTGACTGGTTTGGTAATCCTGATAACAAAGGAAAGATTGATTCTTTATTTAAATTTTTAAAAGATTGGTGGCCTGCACTGGTCGCTGTTCTCATGGCACTATTCCCTGGCTTTGCTCTAATACCAGGCATAATCGCACTAACAGTTGGTTTCCTTCCTAAATTAATCGATACTGTTAAATCTATATTAGGTTTTAATAAACAAATAGATAAAGAAATAAAAGATCAAGAAAAAGATTATGAAAAGAATGAAAGGGGAGTTGCATTTGACACAAAATTACCAGATGATCCAGATAAAAGTGGAGATCAGGTTACACCAACACCCACAGTAGAGGGAGGAGGGCAAGAAGGAAAAAACGTTGCCACACCTCAACCATTTAATAAAGGTGGTGAGGTTCCTGGCCAAGGAGACACGGATACTGTTCCTGCAATGTTAACACCTGGTGAATTTGTATTAACCAAGGATGCGGTGAAAAAATATGGCACTGATACTTTATATGGTATGAACGCTGCTGCTGGTGGAGTTGATAAATCAAATGATGTTCCAAGGGGGCCAAGCGGTAAACCCATAAAGAAAACTATGAAGAAAAAATCAACTGTTCAGACTATGATGGATATGGGTGGGTTGAATCCGATTAATAATATATCTAAATCGATGAATAATGTGACTAACAATACGTCTAATAACATATCTAAACCAACGAGTGATGTGACTAATAATTCGTTGAGTAACATGACTAACAATATATCTAAATCTAACGTAACTAACAATATAACTGAAACAATGAACATGAGTGGTGGTGGCATGACTAAAAACATGTCATACATGGGTGGTGGTGGCATGACTAAAAACACATCATATATGAATAGTGGTGGCATGACTAAAAACACATCATATATGAATAGTGGTGGTATGGTCACTAATAATGTAGGTGAAACATCAAATGTTCAGTATATGAAACTTGGTGGCATGGTTAAAAATTTCATATCTAAAACACCACAAGCTCGTGTTTTTAATTTTGCAAAGAATCAACTTAAAAAATTACCAGTTCCACCACCATTATCAAGAATGGCATCAAAAATACCTAAGTTAGAATTTAATCTTCCCAACATAAGTGGTGGAGCTGATTCCTTAGAATCAAAAGATGAGATACCTTCATTTAATGTCACTGCACCTGGTGGATATGCGAAGGAACAGACATTGGGGATAAGGAGATAGTATGGCATTAGGAGCGATAGCAAAATCAGTTGGAGGAGCACTTGTTAAGAAGAAAGCAAAACAAGTTGCTACTGATAAATTGATGGGAAGAGGTAAAAAGAAAGATAGCGGAATAGTGAAAAGTAAAACCAATAAAGAGATTATTGGAAACATGATGGGTAGAAAAATTGGTGGTGAAAAAACAACAGATATTCCAGCATCAAAACAAACTATTGATGTAACTCCCTTGGGATCTGATTCTCTTGTGAAACCAAGTGGTGGTAGTGGAGATATAAAAATTGTGCAAGATATTAGCGTTGCTGTATCTGCTATCGCTGAAAGTATGAAAAGTGGTCTTATATTAAAAGAGAAAGCTGCTAAGAAGGCAAGACTAAACGCAGAAAAAGCTAAACGTGATGCACAAGAAACTAAATTAGAAAAACCTGATGATAAAGATGATAAACCTAAAGGCCCACAATTTAAAGTTCCTAAGATAGGATTATTAGATGGTATTTTTGGTTTTATTACTAATTTTTTATTTGGTGCACTTATAATGAAATTAATTGACTTTGCTAATAGCCCTCTTGTTAAAGGTATTCTCACTGTAGTAGCAGCAGTTGGTAAAGCAATTCTCGATACTGTGGGGTTTTTGTTTAATGCATTCACATCACTGGTTGACTTTGGATATAAACTTGTTAGTGGTGCAGAAAGAATAGTTGGAAAAATTTTTGGAGAAGAGGGTGCTAAAAAGTTTGCAACTTTTATGGAGAATATCAAACCTCTGTTAAATGCTTTTTTAGTGTGGAAGATTATAGGAAAGAAAATATTTACTGCCATCATTAGTAAGATAAGAAATGCATTCAAACTTGTTAAAAATATTTTTAAAACTGCTGGTAAAGTATTCGCTAAATTATTTCCAAATGTAGCTAAAGGTATAGGGAAGGTAGGATCAAAAATATTATCTACAGGAAAAGGATTAGTAAGTAAAGGCATAGCGAAAGTTGGTGGATTTGCTGCAAAAATATTTGGTAAGGCTGCAGGAGTTATCTCACCTGCATTCAAAAGTGCTAAACCATTTCTCTCCAAGTTCTTTGGTAAGATTCCAATTGTAGGCCCACTTGTCATTACTATCGTATCTCTTTTATCTGGAGAACCAGCAACTCAAGCTATCTTTAAAGGATTAGGTGGTGCAGTTGGTGGTTTACTTGGATCATTTATACCTATACCGATTCTTGGAACATTGATCGGTGAAACGATTGGTGTATTTGTTGGTGATTTGTTATATGAGGGATTGTTTAACGGTGGTATAGGAGCAGCAGTTCAAAAAATAAAAGATACCCTCATGACTCTCTTTAAGGGAGGAAAGATGGTAGCAGATTGGGTTGGTGGAGGAATCAAAGCCTTCGTAAACAATGTGCTCAAAACAGATCCTATTAAAGTAAAAGAAGGTTTTGGTGTTAGGTCTACACTCACTAAAGGTATTAAACTTTTTGGATTATATAATTTCTTTGAGGGTCTTGGATTCACTGGAGGAAAAGATGGTCAGGTAGATAAGTTTCCTAATATTCTTAACATACTTAATCCACTTAAGTTCTATCCTTTACTATTCAAATCCTTCTTTGGTAAGAGAGATGAAACATCAGATGTAAATGCCTCTGGTAGTGGAACTGCAACTGTTTCAGATGAGGATGATACCATAACAACGACAATTTCAGGTTCTATTGGTAGTCAGGAAACATTTGGTGGTAAAGGTGGTAGTACGTATGAAAATACTTCAGATAATGTTAATACAATTGAAGGCCGTATTTCTAGAAGTCAGCAGAACAAGGCAGGTAAAGATGCAGAGGCAGTGGCAACAGAGACAACCTATGAACGTGGTGAGGGTAATGAAGTAATCGTTCCAGTTCCAGTTGTTCAAGTAAAAGAAATTAGAACTAATACAAGAGGTAGTGGAGCAAGAGGCGGTAAAAAAGATTCTATAGATCAGTCTGTACTCTCCATGTACGCAGGTAAATAGTATTATGGCAAATACATCTAAAAATTCAGAACCAGCTAGTATAACAAAAGCAGACGTTACATCTAATGTTAATAGTCAAAAGTCTGTTAGTTTAACTAATGGAATACTTCGTTTGACTTACTACGAGAGTATTTTACAGGATTCTATCAAAGCATTTGTTGTTTATGGTGATGTAGGAAATGCGATTGATGGCCAATCTGCTATAGAGGGTCTTCCAATTATAGGAACTGAAGATTTCAGATTAGAGTTTGAGGATAATCAGGAGAATAAAATTAAAGTTGATATGATTATAAACTCTGTGACTCCAATTTATGAGGATACAAATAAAAATGTTGTTAGTTTAGAATTAGTGTCAGAGGAATTTATTCGTAATGAGATGGGGGAGTCAAGACTACGTTCTAGGTTTGATGGAAACATATCTGATAACATAGAAAAAATATTTAAAGATAGATTGAAAACTAAAAAACCATTAGATATTGAGAGAACATCCAATGATTACAATTTTGTTGGTAATGGTCGAAAACCTTATTACATGTTAAACCTTCTATCTAAACAATCAATTCCAGAGGGTGGTGAAGATGGTAGTGCTGGTTTTCTTTTCTTTGAAACTGCAGATGGATATCAATTCAAATCCATTGATAAATTATTTGATAAACCACAAAAGAAATCTTATATCTTTAATAACTCCACTGATTCTCAAGTGACTCCACCAGGATATGATGGAAAGATATTGGAACAACAGTCAGATAGCTCTGTTAATGTTCAGTCAAAAATGAATATAGGTGCTTATAAAACCAAATTAGTTTTATTTGATCCTTTCAATTGTGAGTATGTTGTTGAAGAAAAAACTGCTGATGAGGCTGTGCAAAAAAATAAAGTAAAACTTGCTGGTAAAAAACTCCCTAAATTTAATAATAAATTTGATACTCCTAACAAAGATTTCACAAGAACAACATTTATGTTAATTGATAGTGGAACTCTCCCTGCTGGCAGCACAGATGAGCAGATAAAAGAAAATCAAAGAGATAATTTTAAAGCAGCACAAACATTAAATCAAGCAATCCGTAGATACAATCAACTTTTTTCTGGTATGATGGAGATAACTATCGCTGGAGATTTCAGTTTACATGCAGGAGATGTAATATTTGTTGACATTCCTGCTATTGATAGTGAAAAAAGCGATACACTGAATAGGGAAAGTGGTGGTCTATATATTATAGCTGACTTATGCCACTTCGTCAATGCTGATGGAACTTATACTAAATTAAATTTAGCAAGAGACTCCTTCGGTAGAAAAGGTAATCACAGTAAAAGGTAACTACTATGAAAAGTATAGAAGATCACATCGCAAAAGATAAAGAGATCCTTGCTGATCCTAAAACTTCTGAACCCATGCGTCATCATATTGAGGATGAGTTGCATGATTTAGAGGAGTATGTTGAACATCATAAAGACGAGATCAAGGCGGGAGACCATCATGATCCTAATGTTTTAGAAGTATTCTGCGACATTCATCCTGATGAACCAGAGTGTCTAGTATATGACGATTAGTAAAGATGGAATCGTCATTATTTAATTCTAGCTTTCTAGGATCTGGCTTTAATTGGTGGATAGGTCAGGTTTGTGACGATTCAACATGGAGAGAAAACCTTAATCCAGAAAAGTTTGAAAAGACTGAGGATATACCTGGTTGGGGTTATCGATATAAAGTTAGACTCATGGGTCATCATGATAAAGATGAGTCAGATCTAGAAGCAAAAGATTTACCATGGGCACAGGTAATGTATCCCGTGACTGCTGGTGGTGGTCAAGGTGGATCATATCAAACACCTGGAATTAAACAAGGTAATTTTGTTTTTGGATTTTTTCTTGATGGAAAGGATCAACAAACTCCTATAATTATGGGTATACTTGGTAATAATGCCAAGACTAAGCTTGGGAGAAAGACAGGAACTGAAGGTAGTGGTGGTGAAAATTTTACACCACAAAGTTTTTATTCTAAAAATCAAGACGAAGAACCAAACGAACAAAAGAAACTTAAGGATGGAGATTTTGCTCCAAAACAAGCAGGAAATGAAGCGTATAGCTCTCCATCAAATTCTAATGTATCAAAAGAAAATATAGATTCTAATAATTTATACACAATTGCTGAAGAGAGAAAAAAATATACTTTAGATGAAAAACATGCACTCGCTTGCCCTAATCCAGACACACAATCAGAAGTAAGAAATATTAAAACAGTTATAGAAACTTTAACTGGTAAAATACAAAGAATGCAGAACTCTGTTAGAGATGCTAATGCTGCTGCTGGTTTACCCGTACTTCAAAATGATAAAAACATAGACAAAGCAATTGAAGATGCATCTCTAGAGATGTCAAAATATATGAAAGGAATAATGAATAAAGTTCAGCAGTTTACAACTAAAGAATTTAATGAAAAACTTGCACCTATTGAAAATTTAGCTCCACCATCTCATACTAATGAATTACTAAGTAAAAAAGTAGAAGGTTTGGAAAAAATTGCTTGTCTGTTTAATGGTTTAGCAGGTCTTGCACTAGCAGGATTGATTGCTGCAGCATTGAAAAATGCTTTTAATAGGAAGAGAAAGAAATCTCAAGATGTTGCTGGTAATGCTGCTATATCAGAAGCTGGGGTTGTTAATTCAACTCTAGCAGCAGGAATAGGAACAGATGCGGTATTTGGAACGGATGCAGTGGCAGGATCAAGTATAGGTGCAGTCGGTGTCACTACAGAAGCGGTGGTTCCAAGTAGAAATGATTTAAATACACCAGGTTCAGATGATGTCGCACCACTTCCACCTGACGATTATTATACACCTACACCACTTTGTGAAACTGAAGAGATTATTGGTGAAGTATTAGGAGGAACAATTAATAGTATCATGCAAGGGTTTGATGATGCAATTGGCCCTGTTATTGATGAGGTTTCAAATTCTCTTGGTGGAACATCTACGGAGGCTGGTGAAACAGATGTAGGAACAATTGATAATTCTATAAATGAAAATAACGTGCTCGCATCATTAGCATCTGGTGGTTTAATTTTAAGCATGAGTCAAACTTTAGCAGATGAAGCTAAGATAGATCCAAAGAGGGTTGGATCATCAAATCGTTATTGGGCAGATGGAAATTATGGTCGTGGATTGGTTGGATTTATTGATCTTGCTGGTGAAGATAAACCAGAAAACCAAGTTTTAATTGCAGAGGCACTAACTCTAATTAATGATAAATCAAATCCCTCTGGTATAGCAGCTGGATTTGCTTTAGCAGCAAATATTTTTGGTGTGAGTGAAAATTTATTATTAGGAATTGGTGGTGTATTCCAAGCAATGAGAGATGGTAACATACCTAACTTGGTCACTGCAGCTGCTGGTCTTGCTGCTTCTAATTCAAGAATTTTAAATGCCATAATTGGAGGGGGTGCATCATTTGCTGGCCCAATCGCTGGTGGTTTAGGTTTGGGTGCACTTGGTGGTATGGCTTTTGATATTGGAAGTGCATTATCATTTGTCAATTCAATAACTAAAATATTTAATTGTGATCCAGATCCAGAGTGTTCGCCAAATGATACTCACACAATGCAAGGTGGTGGTGGAAGTGTTGGAAAACCTAGCGTAGCATCCATCGCCTCCTCTGCAGAAAATACTGTGAATTCTGTTAAAGAGAGAAAATCATATGGAACTAGCATTGAAAAGTTGAGTTCTAGTAAACAAGGTGTTACAACTAAGAAAGTATTTGCTAAACCAAAAACAAGAGAAAAAGATTTAACTAATCTTGTTGGTTATGTAAATGGTCAACCTTACTATGGTGATTTTCATATTCATGAAAGAGAAGATGGATCCATAGTTAAAATGGTTGGTATAGCTCATACAACAACTCCTCATGATATAATATATGACACAGTTCAGGAGAGTCTAGGATAATGCCAGTAACACCGACCTCATTTAGCAATATTAAAGTAGGATATATCAGTGAAACCGATGGATATATTCAGAACGTATCGATTTCTGATGCAAATGTGTATGCAGAGTCAAATCCTGATACAGAATTTATTTTTATTGATGGTGATGAGAAGGTTAGATTTTTGACAATTAATGAAGTCAACGCACTAACTCCCAAAGATTTACTGAGATCTGATCCTTGTCTAACTGGTGATCAACCTTGTGGCCCACCAGAACTTAAGTTTTTTGGAGGTGGTGGTGTTGGAGCAATCGGAAACCCAGTTGTAGATAACAGTGGCAATTTAATCGCTGTTGATCTTGTTAGTGGTGGTTTTGGATACACTTCACCACCACAAGTTCAAGTGATTGATCCTTGTAATAATGGTAGTGGTGCTGTTCTTCAAACAATAATAGGGGATCAAATATTATCAGGAGAAGTATCAGCAAATGAATTTGGTAATTTAGGATCTGGTAATATAGGAACTGGTAATATAGGAACTGGTAATATAGGAACTGGTAATATAGGAACTGGTGATATAACTGGTGTTGTTGTTCATGTAATCGTTAGAGATAGTGGTCAGGGTTATCTTCCACCAGCACAAACAGTTCCACAATATCCTGCTGTTCTTGAACTCACAGGTGTAACTGTGACTAATCCAGGTTTTAATTATAACTGTGGAGTTGATACTATAGAAGTAATACCTAGTAACGGAACTGCTCTATCTTATAATTGTGACCCATTTGGTAAAATAAAATCTGTTTCTGTTGATAAGTCAGGTAGATTTACAGAGTTACCAAGAATTAGAATGAATACAGAGACTGGATTTAATGCGACCTTTGTTCCTAATTTCAGTATTATTCGTGACCCACAACCAGTTGAACCTGTAATAACAGATGTTGTTCAAGTATTTGATTTAGTGGGATTAAATATTAATGGTTATGTTGATGGTAAACCTTATTATGGTAATGTTTATTTTGAAAGGGGTATTAAGTATGCAGGAACTTCTGATAAATCTAAAACTGATATTGTGGTGTATAATACCAGACTTGAGAGTCTTCAAAGAAGAGTTGTTGCAGGAAGCACTGTTGCTGTAAGTCAGGTGGAAGAGACTGAAGTTGAACAAGACACTATTGAAGCTATAAGTTCTCCATCAAGAGGAAGTTACTCAACCACACCAATAAGTGCTCCATCAACAACACCAGCTACTCCAAGCACAACAACAACACCATCAACTGGTGGTGGATATTCTACACCATCAACACCTGCACCTGCACCATCAACACCATCAACACCAGCACCACCATCATCTAGCCCACCTAGTGGTGGCGGTGGCGGTGGCTACGGAGGAGGATACTAATGTCTGAGAAAAAAAATTATTGGAGCCAAGTTTGGAGTGCCATGAATGGTGCTATAACTTTTGGTAAATTAAGCCCAAAAGGTGACGTAACTTCGAGTGTTCATATTCAAGCACTTGATGGAAGACACTTTATGTCATTTGATGAGGATGGTGAACGTACAGGGTATACCTTACTAAATTCACCTGGTTCTACTTTTATTCACTCTGGTGAAGATTTGGAGCAACAGCAAGAAGCAATCATGATTCTTGCTAAAAACGGTGATTTACATCTTAAAGCTACTAAGGGAAAGATTAAATTAGAAGCACTTGATATTGAACTTGTTGCTAATGGTAATGCTCCACAAGGTGTTATTTGGGCGAACGCAAATGAGACCTTGAAACTTGACTCAAAAAATGTTACAATAGATGGAAAGCAATCTTTAAAGATTATGACATCTGGTTTGCTAACGATGAGAGGTGGTCTTGGAACTCAAATGTTATCACCACTTATCGAAGGAATCTCTCGTGCATTAACGAAAGATAAACTACCAGAACCAGCAGAAACAAATTCAAAGAGTATCTAACATGGCATTTGCATTCGACGAAATATTTGCATACGGTGGGCAACTTATTGTTGCTGCTAAGAAAAGAGTTCCTAAAGCATTAGGAATAGGAAACGATAAAATTGATCACTCTGCATATATTGAGGGTAATACTCAGATTGGAAAGGTAAATGCTTTTTCAAGTGCTAGTGCTACTTTAATGGTTGGTAGAGAGGGAACCAAAGGAACAAGTCTTGCTGTAAACACGAAGGGTAATCAAAAGATAGATGGTGACGGTGGAACCGCTAATGGATTAAGAGTTAGTGGTGGTAGTTCAGTCAATGCAGTTTATATTGAAGGTGATTTATATGTGAGTGGTCAAACCGATACTGGTTGGAAAGGAAGGCTTGCAGGTAGATTCGGAGTTGCAGACTCAAAACCAAAACCATTTGACATCAAACACCCAAGTAAAGATGGATATAGATTAAGATACGCTTGTATTGAAGGCCCAGAGGTTGGTGTATATTGTAGGGGGAGAGTTAGAGGAGAGAAGATAATAAAATTACCTGATTATTGGAAAGATCTTGTGGATGTTGAGAGTATCTCTGTTCAATTGCAACCAATTGGTGCACATCAAGATATTATTGTAAAGAGATGGGATGATAAATTTATCTATCTACAAGCACAAGGTGGGATGCCTGTAAATTGTTTCTATCATGTATATGCTGCAAGGAAAGATGTGAATCCATTGTATGTTGAGTATGAAGGTGAGAGTTGGAAAGATTATCCAGATCCAAACTTTAATCCAGAGACTGCACCTGATGAACCAAATTATAATGATCCGAACTATCGACCTAAGAGAAACACCATAACAATTTGAAGAAATTAATTTATATTGAGGAGAATTTTATTTCTCCTGATCAATGTCAACCATTCATTGACCTTTTTGATATCAAAAAAGAAGATCGTTCTTTAGATGCTGTCACACATTCAGATCCTAATGAAACTCTAACTTATATTCCAAATCATCCATTCGATAAAAATTATGGTGCTAGTTATCTTGGTGGGAATGTAGATCCCATTGATATGAATTTAACAACTGATGAATTGTTTCATGGTGTCATTAATAATGTAACTAATCGTTGTAAAACATTTGATGATGAAATCGTATTAGATTATGTTGGAGTCGTGAGATGGCCTGTTGGATGTTTTATGAAACCACATGTTGACGATAATAATATTCATAAACCAGATGTATTTGCAGCTATGCTTTACCTAAATGATGATTTTGAAGGCGGTTCTACTATGTTTGAAAAAATTGAAGTTAAACCAGAAAAAGGTAAACTTGTAATATTTTCAAACTCACAACATCTTCACTATGTCAGTAAAGTGGAGGAAGCAGAGAGATTTGTCTTATCTTTTTGGTATAGTAGACCTTAATGCCCATATATCAACACAAGGAGACTAGAAAAAGATTTTTCTTTATTCATGTTCCTAGAACTGCTGGTAGGTTTTTGCAAGAAAATATAAAACAAAATGGA